ACAAGGGCCCCATCAGCTTGGACCGGCGCCTGTTGCACCCCGCAGGCGTCGCCCTCATGAGCGGTCTCCTCCGTGGCCTGAAATTCGGGTTCGGGCCGGTCGGGGACTTCGTGTACAAGGCCGGCGGAAGCGTCGCGGACACCGTCAAGGGCGTTTTCGGCAAGCTGTCCGGTGGCACATCAGGCGCCAACGAGCGCCTGGGCAAGCTGATGATGCAGGCCAAGGGCTGGTCTGCGGACCAGTGGCCGGCACTGCGCGCCTTGTGGATGGGCGAGTCGGGCTGGCGCACCGGCGCCCTCAACAAGAGCTCCGGCGCGTACGGCATTCCCCAGGCCCTGCCCGCGAGCAAGATGGCGTCCGCCGGTAAGGACTGGAAGAGCAGCGCGGCTACGCAGATCAAGTGGGGTCTGGGCTACATCCAGGGCCGGTACGGGTCTCCGGGTGCGGCGTACAACGCGTGGCTGGGCCGCTCCCCGCACTGGTACGCCAAGGGCACGGGCGGCGCGGCGCCGGGTCTGGCCTGGGTCGGCGAGAAGGGGCCCGAGCTGGTCAACTTCCGTGGCGGCGAGACGGTGTGGAGCAACACCGACTCCCGGGCCCTGGCGAAGGCCAACGGCATCAAGCTGCCTGGCTACGCCTCCGGGACCATCCTCAACGCCGCCGACCGGGTGCGGCGTGACCGTCAGCGCGTCGAGGACGCCAAGGACAATGTGGCGCGCGCCAAGCGCCGGCACAAGGGCGTTGCGGCGGCGGAGAAGCAGCTCAAGGCGGCGGAGAAGGCACTCCAGACAGCTGAGATCTCGCTGAAGAACGCGAAGCGCTCTGCCAAGACCTCGATCGCCAACACGATCGCCACCGGGCTCCTGAAGACCTTGGAGAAGGGCACGGCATCCGCGATCGCGTCGGCGGTCAAGAGCCTCACCACGAAGCTGCTGAACGCGGGCTACGACAAGCTGGCCAAGTCCATTTTGAAGACCGGCGACAAGCTGGAGAAGCTCGCCAACAAGCGCGACAAGATTCAGCAGCAGATCGCCGCAGCGAACCAGTACGCGGCCGACCAGACGTCGAACATCAACAGTTTCCTCAGCGTCTCCGGCACGTCGGCGACATCGGTCTCCGGCCTGATCTCGCAGATGAAGGGCCAGCAGAAGACCGCAGGCGATTTCGACAAGCTGGTGACCTCGCTACGCAACCGTGGCGCGTCCAAGGGGCTCCTGGCGCAGCTCGCTGAGGCCGGGCCGGGCAGCCAGCTCGCGACGATCCTCGGCAATCGCAACGTCACCACGGCGGACATCTCGCATCTGAACTCCCTGGTGAAGTCCGGCAGCCAGCTCGCGACGTCCTTCGGTAAATCCATGGCCGACCTCATGTACGACTCGGGCAAGCATGCCGGAGAGGGCTTCCTGGCTGGGTTGAAGGCGCAGGAGAAGGATCTCCAGTCGGAGATGGACAAGCTCGCCAAGGGCCTGGTCAAGGCGATCAAGAAGGCGCTGAAGATCAAATCGCCGTCGGCGGTCATGCGCGACGAGGTCGGCTGGCAGGTCGGCGCCGGGATGGTGGCCGGCATGGACGCCCACCGCCCGCACATCGCCGCCGCGGCCCGCCGCATGGCCGATACCGCCCGCACGGCAAAGATCCAGGCCGCCACTGCTGTCGGCTCGGTCTCCGGCTCGGGTACGGCATCGGCGCAGATGCCCAAGGTTGAGGTCCACGTCCATGTCGACGACCCGACGCTGCGGGACCTGATCCGCGTCGAGGTCAAACCGCTGATCCGCGCCTCGGAACAGAAGCAGGCGCACGAGGCGAAGGTAGGCCGCCGGTGACGATCACTTACGGTACGGCCGGGGCGCAGTCGACGCACACGGACACCATCACGCTCGCCGCGCCCGGCGGTACGGCCGGGCAGCTTGCCGTGCTCCAGGTCGTCTCCGGCCACACCAACGACTCGATCCCGGCAACACCCTCGGGCTGGACACTGGCCAGCTCCGTCTCGGGCGGCGGCGGCACCTTCGGCGCGTCGGCCGGCCCGCGCCGACTGACCTTTTTCGTACGCGTACTCCTCGGCTCCGACGCCGCGCCGACCACCAACATCCCCAGCGGCACCAGCGGATCGGCCATCACCGGCCGCACCTTCCTGCTGTCGCGGTCCGCCGGCACCGGCTGGCGGTGGGGATCCGCGTTCGGCGACGACCAGGTATCCGGCACCTCCTTCTCGGCCGCGGCGACGTCCAGCCTGACGTTCGCCGCCGGGGACTTCCTGATGCTCGGCTACGGCGTGGCCAGCAGCACCGACAGCTACTCGGCCGAGGCCGTCACCGCGACCGGCATCACGTTCGGCACGGTCACCGAGCGGGCCGACAACGCGGTCGCCACCGGTAACGGCCTGACCGTGGCGACGGCCACCTGCACCGTGTCGTCCGGATCGGGCACACAGGCCCCGACGGTCACAGCGACCCTGGGCACGGCATCCACCGGCGTGGCGGGCGTCCTGCGCATCCGTGAGGCGTCCGCCGCCATCACGGCCACAGCCCAGGTCGTGTCACCGCCCCGGGTCCTGGCCAGCGTCACCGGGATGCTCGCCGAGAACATCACCACCGCCTCGATCTACCGCGTGTACGGCACGACACGCACCCCCGTACGGGCCGCGAGCCTGGTGACGGTCACCGGCACCGACGCCCTGCTGCGGGTCGACGCCGAACAGCCCTTCGGCGTCGCGGTCAGCTACGCCGCCGACCTGACCGACGTCAACGGCGACACCTGGACCGTCACCTCCGGCTCGGTCACGTCCACGGTCACCGCCGACGTCATCTCCGATGCGATCCAGGCCCTTGGCGCCAACGTGAAGATCGAAACGCCGCTGGACCGGAAACGGGACCGCGACGCCACCACGTTCCAGGTCGGCGGCCGGTACGTCGTCGTCGGACGGCGCCGCTCCCCCGCGCAGGCCACCATCACCGTCCGGACGGAGTCCGACGCCGACGGCGACAACTTGCAGACCGTTCTCGACAACGCCACTGACGGCATCGTGATGATCCGCAAGCAGACGGTCCTGGACAGGCTCGACGGGCACTACGCGATCGTCTCCGACACCGAATCGCCCACCTGGTACGACGGCTACCGCTGGTGGACGCTGGAGGCCGTCGAGGTCGAGGGCTGGGCCGACAGCCTGGAGGCGGCCGGGTTCACCCTCCAGGACATCGCGAACAACTACACGCAGCTCCAGGACATCTCCGCCGCTAACGCCACCCTGCTGATCCTCGCGCAGAGGAGCTTCTGATGCTGGACATGTCCGATGACGCGCTCGCCGTCGTCCAGCGCTCCTTCACCATGCAGATGCGCGTCGAGTCATGGCTCAATGGCGTGCTGCTCGCTGATGACGTGCCCGTCTCCGACGGCTCCGAGAACCGCGACCGCAGCCTGACCGTACCGGAGAGCATCACCCTGACCGTGCCCCGCTACGACGCGGCCACCGGCCTCACCTGGGACCCCATCGACCCCGCCCACCCGCTCGCCGCGTACGGGCAGCAGCTGCGCATCTCCTACGGCGTCGACGTCGGCGGCGGCGACTTCGAATGGATCTGCCGCGGCTGGTTCCTCATCACCGAAAGCTCCACCGACGACGAAACGGTCAGCGTCACCGCACAGGGCCTTCTGCAACTCATCGACGAGGCCAAGCTCGTGGCGGCGTTCCAGCCGTCCGGCACCCTCGCCACGACGGTGCAGAGCCTGGTCGAGCCTGCGCTCACCGTCACGTTCGACGGCGCCCTCACGGACCGCTCCGTGCCCACCAGCATCGAATGGGACACCGACCGCATCGGCGGCCTCAACGAACTGCTCGACGCCTGGCCGGCAGCCGCCCGGGTCACCGCTGACGGCCTGCTCCTGGTCGAGCCCGTCTCCGACGCCGGCACGCCGGTGCTGTCCATCACCGACGGGACCGGCGGAACCGTGGTGCGCTGGTCCGGCAACACCTCCCGCGACGGCGCGTTCAATGTCGTCGTCGCCCAGGGCGAGGACAGCGCCGGCAACCAGATCCAGGGCGTCGTGTACGACAGCGGCATAGCGTCGCCGTTCGCGATCGGCGGCGGCTTCTCCCCGCTCCCGGTGCCCTACTTGTTTTACTCGCCGCTGCTCACCACGATCACGCAGTGCCGGGCGGCTGCTGCGGCGACGCTGCTGCGGCTGCGCCGGTCTGCGTCGCAGAAGATCAGTGCCTCGATCGTCCCGCACCCGGGCCTGGTGACCGGCGACATCGTGTCCGTCACCGGCGTGGGCCTGACCGCAGCCCCCTGCATGGTCGAAGCGCTGTCGCTGCCGTATTCGCCGGGCCAGATGGACCTCACATTGCGGGTGATCACCTGATGGCGCGTTTCGCGGACCTGCGTTCTTCACTGCCCCGGAAGAACACCCTGATCGGCCGTGCGGCATCCACGGCATCCGGCGGCGCCGTCGTCGTCAGCGTGTACGGCCTCCAGATCACGGCCCGCGTCCTGTCGAGCGTCACCGTCAACCTGGGCGACGTGGTCTTCATCGTCCGGCACGGCTCGGTGTACTTCGTGACCGGCGTCGTCCTGGCCGCCCCGGTGGTACCGCCCACGCCGTCGCCCACGACGGACACCACGACCTCGCCCGGTGACGCCGCACCCACCCCGAAGCCGACCGTGACGACGGGAACGCTGACGTGCTCTCCGGTGAGCACGGCCACCTATCGCGACGGCAGCTGGCGCACAGACATCGGCCCCAAGGACTCCGCCGATCTACTCCAGGGCCGCTACTCCGGCAGTTCGTTCGGCCGCAACACGGGCTGCGCCTTCTACGGCAGCAAGCCGCGCACGATCAGCGGCGCGACCGTCACCAAGGCCGTCGTGAAACTGCGGCGCCTCAAAGGGGCCGGCGTCTACGCAGGCCGGACACCCACGCTGCGCCTCATCTCTCAGTCCACCCGGCCGTCCGGGGCGCCCACCCTCAACGAGACCACCACAGGCCCGTCGCTGGCCGTTGGCGACACGGCCACCTTCACGATCCCGACCTCGTGGGCCACGGCCATGGTCGGCGGCACCCGCGGCGGCATCGCCATCAACATCAGCTCGGACGACCCCTACATGCAGCTCGCCGGACGCGGCACATGGTCCGCAGCCTTCACCCTCGTAATTTCCTGGAGACGCGGATGACGCAGCAGACCAGCAAGGGCATCACCTACCCCGAGTCCACGGACCACACCCGGCTGTGGGAGCACCTCCAGACCCTCGCGACGAACGCCGACAGCATCATCGTGGGCTCCCCGGACGTGCAGGTCTTCACCGCCTCCGGGACATGGACCAAACCGGCCGGCGCCATCATGGTCACAGTCG